TCCCCCTCGGAGCAGACGAGCGCCCGGCCGCGCTTCGCGATGTGCGCCCGGACAGCGGCCCGCTTCCCTGCCGGAGCCCGCCCGACCGCCTGCCGTGCGTTCTGCCAGTCCGAGCAGTTGCGGATCGGGAAGCTGCCGTCCGGCATCGCCGCGCCGGTCTTGGCGAGCCTGGCCCGCTGATCCGCTGTGAACGTCGCCGCGGTCAGCGCCTCGTACTCGATGCTTTCCGCGATCATCCGCTTGCGGAGGGTGTAGTTCGGCCCGCCCCGCTCAGCGACTTCCTCCATGTCGATCACCTCCGAGTAGCCGGGCAGGATCAGAGCCTCGACGCCCTCGCCCGAAGCGGTCAGTGCGACCTGGGGCGTCTGGAAGCCGGGAACGCCCACCGCGAGCGCCCCGATCAGTTCGAGCCAGCCGTTCATGCCGCGCCAGTCGCCGGAGGGCGGGTTCGCCCTCATGTCGCGCAGTCCCTCGGGGCTCAGATCAGACCGGGCGGCGCCGGTCAGGTAGATGCCGTGCTTGCCATCCTTCGCCCTCACGAACGCGCCGACCGATGACGTGCGGTCGTAGTGGGAGCGGGCCTCAACGAGTCCTGCCGTCAGGGAGGCGTGAGGCCCGCCGTAGACCACTTTGCCGACCGGCATCATCGTTCCGTCGTCCAGTTCGATCTGGCCGAGGTGGAAGCCCTGGTACCCGGTTTTGGACGGCTTCGCTTTGACGCACTCCGAGAGCGGCCCGTTCAGGAAGCCGGTGTGGCAGGCGTCCCAGAGGGCGAGGTGCCCGTGGACGCGCCCATCCGGGTCGATCGTCAGGGGCTCCGGGTGGTCGGGCTCCGGCGCGTCGAACCACTCGCGCGGCGGCGCCAACGGCGCAACTTCAAGCACTGACACGGCTAGCCACCTCCAGGGCGTGCTCGACATGGGACGCGAAGCCCACAGGGACTTCGGGCGTGTTGATCTCGAACAGCGTTTGCGCGGCGTAAGCCTCGATCCGCTCACACAGCACTCCGGCGTTCTGCGCGTCGATACCCCACTCCTGGAGGCAGGCGCCGAAGTCGGCGGTGCCGCCCTGAACGAGCGTGATCGGATCGTTGATCGACGCGAGCCTCAACGCTTCCACGCCGAGCGTCGAGGCGACGAGCGCGTTGTCCATCTGGTCGATGTCCTGCTGGCACTCGGAACAGTTGCGGGTGCGCTGCCGGAGACGCGCACCCGCTTTCGCCCGGCACTGCCGAATGGCGAGGTTCGCCGCGCCGACGATGCTCGCCACCTGGGCCTCCTGCCGCGAGACAACACGACCGTTCGTCGGCTGGGGGGGCACATTCGACAACCCGCCCGGGTTGACTTCCGGCTGCTGCTGGGGGCCGCGTGCCGAGGGCATCGCGGGCTCCAGGCCAGCGACGGCCGCATCCCGCGTCTTGAGCCCGAACACGAACTCCTGCTCTTTCTGCGAAGGCGAGTAGTCCTCCGGGATGCCCTTCATCTTTCGGTACCCCTCGAACGAGATCGCCGCGCGATCCATCGCCTGATCCGCGATCGCGGTCTGGTCGGGCGAGATCACCACTTCGGCGTCGTCATAGCCGATCGCGATGTCGGTTGGATCTTCACCGGCGCTTTCGAGCGCAGGCCGAAGATAGACATCGTTCAGATCGGTGACGAACTGCTCCGCGATCGGCACGCCGTAGGAGCGCCACATATCCCACTGAATCTGCTGCGCCGCCCAATGGTTCGTGTTCGAGAACCCTTCGAGGGCTTCCGGGGGCATATCGAGCCCCAATCCGACCCGCTTGATCGCCTCGATGCGAAGGTCGCGCTCCAGGTAGTCGGACTGCGGGTCGTGCATCTGCATCCAGCGCACACCGTCGAGATACTCGTAGGCGGCTTCGAGCAGGAACGGCGATTTGGCCGCGGCCGACGACGGGTCGTCAAGCTGCGCCTGGAGGTGCTTCGTGAGCATCTGGAGGAACGGCGACACCTGCACGTCCTCGTCGTCTCCGACCTCGATAGGCGGCGGCGAAATCTCCGACGGCATCAGCAGCATCCCGTTCAGCATCCGGGAGACAGCGGTGGCCCGGACGGCCGCGGTCAGCAGCACAAGCTCGTCGGCCACGTCGAGCACGGAGCGAAGCGGCGAGTCGGCCCGCCACGAGTTCTCCGGGCTGGGCGTCCACATCCGGTAGGCGATCCCGGCCTCGTTGCTCTTGACCCCTTTCGCGTCACGCCGGTAGCTGACGTGCGTGGTCGGATCGGTGATGAGTTCGCCCCGCCAGATGAACCGCCACCGCTCACGGGTCGTGTCGAGATAGGAGCCGAACAGGGCTCCCTCGCCCGTCACCATCATCAGCCGCCCGTAGTCGTACTGGAGCCGCTTGCGCCCTCCCCCTGGGTCTTTGATCCGGTTGAGCAGTTCGACGGGCGGGCCGGACTCGATCCGGTCCACGGTGCCGTCGCCTTTCAACTCGACCGGGAAGATGCGAATCCGCGCGAGCATCCGCGCGTAGAACTTCGCGGAGAAGTTGATCTCACCGACGTTCTTGTAGACCTGGAGGGCTCGCAACTGCCAGCCCTCCATGTCCCACTGGTCGCCGTCGGTCGAGTTGCCGGTGAGCAGATTCGCAGAGGACAGGCGGGCGCGAGGGGTGCGCCGCCAGATGCCCACTATTTCTTCACGGGCTGCTGCTGGGCGGCAGCGGCCTTAGCCTGAGCCTGTGCTTCGATCCGCGCCTGGCGTGCCGCTGCACGCTGCGCCGCGCGTTCTTTACATCCGCATCCCAAAGTCGCCTCCAGGGCTAGAGGTGGTCCGCAGCATTGTGCGGCAAAGAGCGGACGTAGGCTAGTCCGTCAGCGCATGGAACGCGGTGCCCAGGAAGCCAACGACCGCGGAGATCACGAGCGGAACGGCCACGATCAGCGTCGTGTGCGGCCACGCCTCCCACGCGCCCCACCAGGCGAGGCTGATCCAGAACCCGGCGCACCAGGGGCACTCCAGCAGCGTGCCCATGTAAACGGCGCCGACGTTCTTGCCGCCCACGTCCCTGATCCGGTTCAGGAACCAGTCGCGCGGCCGGTCGAGGATCGTGTCGTCCCCGATCAGCTTCCACGTCCTGAACGCGGCCAGGCCGAGCAGGACGAGGGCGAAGGTGTCAGGAACTCGCATCGGCCACGATCTGAGCGCGGTATTCCTTGAGCGATGTCGGCCAGCCCGTCCACTCCAGCGTCACCTTGTCGTCCGGCCACATGATCGAGCCGAGGTGGCTGTTGCTGTGGAACTTGCCCCCATCGGCCTCCACGTAGCGGTCGAACCGGCGCTGGCGGTCGGCCTCTTTCGCCCAGCCGAAGTGCATGATCTGGGCGCCGGTCGCACGCGCCCGGCCGAACCAGGCCCGGGCAGCTTCGGGCTCCCGACCGCAGGCGAGAGCCCGATCTGAGATGCGGAGAGCCTGACCCCTTCTCCCCGAAAGCCTGGCGCTCCAGAAGCACGGTATCGGGTGGGGGCGCCAGCCACCGTCGCAGCGGAGCGCGAGCCCGAGCGCCTGCGGTTCGGCTTTCCAGACCTCCTGCATTTCGAGCGTGCCGACCGGGCGCGGCCCGGCCGCGTACTCGCGCAGACCCTCCGGGTTGCCGATGAACTCGTCCGCGTCGATCGACAGCACCCAATCGGGAAGCTGGTTCAGCGTCAGCTTGAGCAGGTGGTTCCGCTTGCGCCCCTCGTGCCCGGAGAAGAATCCGTCGGACGGGTCGAGGTGCTGGACGACCATCATCTCGTCGGTGTTGTCGTCTAGCCACTCCCCGGTGCGATCCGTGGAGCCGTCGTCGAGGACAACGATCTGGTCAACGATCTCGCGTAAATGCCCAATGCACTCGGGCAAATAGCGGCCCAATTCGTCCTTGACGACCATGCTGGCTACGAGCTTCACGGTTTTCCTTTCGGCCAGAGCGCCGGGTTGCCTCCGTCTTTCCAGCAGTCGGCACACTCGTTGAACCACGGGTCACGGCACTGCGGGTAGCAGTACCGGGGGCGCCCGCCGCTGTTCGACTTCCCCGGCGTACCGCGCCGTAGCGCGTCCCGGTTGCCCGTTCGCATTTCGAGGCGCCCCCGATCTTTCATCCGAACCTCTCCCGGAGGATCAGCCAGAGGATGCGCCACCAGCGCGGCGAGAAGATGATCGGTGGCTTGCTCATGTCGAGTCCCTCACTTCCGCGTTGGCGATGTCGTCAGGGTCGATGTTGTGCTCGCGCACAAGATGGTCCACGATGGTCGCCACGCTCAGGTCTTTGCCGCAGAGGTGGCACAGCACGGGATCGTCGCCGGTGCCGTGAGCCTCGTGTTCGAGGTCGATGCCGTCGATGCTCATACGTCGCAGTAGTCGTAGGCCAGGCCGTTGTAGTCAACCCGGTCAACTGGACTCTCGGGCCGGGGAGTGAATTGCCGGATTCGTTCCTCGCGGCTACGGCCGCAGACCGGGCACTCGCGGATGTAGCGCAGGTACCAGTGCGGCGGCAGCGGCTTGCGCTTGCGCCTCACTTCGGCCACCACGACCACCAGTAGTCCCAGCGCGGGTGGTACTTCGGCCACTCGCGTTCCCAATCGCGCTCGACGTACTCGGCGGTGATCGACAGCCAGGGCTCGAAGGGGATGCGGCTCAGTTCGCTGACGAGCAGATCGGGCGTGATCCAGCCGCGCACCGGCCGGTACTCCTGCTGCCACTCGGTGAAGCCGTAGCGGCCCTGCTTCGTGCCCATCGCCGGGTGCTTGGAGAACACGGAGGTTCGCATCAGACCGACGCCGCCGATGTGCGAGCCCGTCTCGAAGTTGTACCCCTCCGTCGGCCTGTCCCAATCCCAGGGGGCGCCATTGTGGCCGGGTGGCCCGCTGCGACCGGCCTCGAAGCCGAGAAGGTCGATGTGCTTGATCCGGTCGATCACCCCGAGGCACGCTTCGAGCCAGCCGGGGGGAACCACGATGTCGGAGTCGATCTTGGCGAAGAAGTCGCTGTCGCCGTAGTTGTCGAGGTACCAGTTCATCACGGCGGGCGGGGAGCCGAAACGATCCGCCCACGGCCGGGCAAATATGTCCACTTCGACGGGGGCATCCCTGGTCAAATCGCGCACGAGTTTGACCGTGCCCTCCTGCTCGTCGGAGCCGTCATCGTGGATCACGAGCTTCCGCACCAGGCTCCAATCCGTATTGTCCAGGAGCATCTGCAAGCTGAACCGCGTGAACTTGCGTCGGTTCCAAGTGGGATAGAGCACGTCGATTACGGGCACAGGCCGACCTCCCGGTAGTCGTTCAGGACTTTCGCCCGGTTGACGCGGAGATCGGTGCCCCGACGGACGCCGCCCTCCACGAGAAGGTCGAGCCCGGAGCCCACGTCGATCTGGGTGATCTCGGGCATAAGGCAGGCGAGTTTGCCCTGCATGATCTTGCCGCCGCGCCCGGCGCTGAACAGGACGATCTCCGGCTTCTCGCGCTCGATGATGCTGAGCACGTTGTTGACCGTCTCCGGCTTCCAGGCGACCCGGAGCGGGACTCCGAGCCATTCGGCGTTCAGCCGGGGCGCCATCTCGAACCCGAGCGGCGGCGGGGCGACATAGACCTTCCGGCGCGGGTCGTCCCTGACCGCCTCGTAGAAGGGACGGGCGAAGCCGAAGCCGACGCGCAGAGCCTCCATGTGGACGAGTTCGATCGGCTTCGGGTGTCGAACGGCGGTCAAGTCCTCAAGCATCTGGTCCCATTCGGCCTCGCAGCCGTCGGAGACGGCGTAGGTGCGGAGGTCGCCCAGCGCGAGGTACTCGGGGCACTCCAGGTTGAACCAGGCGTCCTTGAGCTTCTGGGAAAGCTCGAAGCTCCATTCCTCGCCGTCCCCGGTGATCGTCGGGCCGGTGCCGGTCGCGAAGAACACATCGCCGTCCCCGTAACGGACATGGCAGAAGGACAGTTGCTCGTGGAGCAGGCTGGTCAGCAGCAGGACGGTTTCAGCTTCCGTCACGGATGGCCCTCGCTTCGTGGAGGTAGCGGGCTTTCACGTTGGCGTAGTCCGGCCAGGAGGCCCAGGTTCGGTTCGTCCCGTGCGCGTGGGGCAGATCGGTGTGGTATCCGTCCAGCCGCTTCCACTTCGACAGCATCGGGAACACGAAGTCGGCGCCGACGACGCGGAACTCGGGCGTGTCGGTCGGATGCCCTGCGGCCCGCCACCGCTCGAACGCCTGGGCGGGCAGATCGCGGTCGAAGATGGCCCCCCAGCCGATCAGAACGGTGTCGAGGTAGTCGATCCGCTCTGGGGGCATCATCGCCGTGACGACCCCCGGCTCGTAGGCGGCGACGAGCCGTAGCTGGTCATCGCCGCTCAGGGTGCAGTCGTCGTCCTGGACGTAGACCACCGAGTTCCGGGTTTCTTCGAGGATCGCCTGGTACCGTCCGTAAGCGCCCAAATCCTCGCCGCCGCGGTTGTTCCAGATCGTGACCTTCGGGAAGATCAGCGACTCGATGACCCGCGTGAGGTCGCAGTCTCCCCGGGTGACGACCACCGCGGTTACTTCCCACGGAGCTAGGGCATCCATTTGTCCTCCAGCCACTCGGGATGATCGGACGAATAGAGATGGATCACACGGACTTCATCGCCCGGGTCGTGCGGGTCAGCGTAGTAATCCCTGATCTGGTGATAGCTCCAGCCGTTCAGAGCCCGGTACGGAGCCACGTCGATCCGGTCCGGGAAGTCCTCGACGAGATCGGTCATCAGGTGGGGGCCGATCGCGCCCCAGGTGCGCTCACGATTCACGAGCTTGCCGCGAAACTCCCACTCCTCCATGCCGCG